AATTCTTCCAACACTGCGGGCTTGATGTAGAAGGGTCCAGTCTACGCAAGCTGATCCCGGAGGCAGCTGGCTGCGAGATAATCGCGGTTATGCGCGCAAAGCCGCGTACGGATGGGCAGGGAACGTTCTCGGACTTAGCGAGAACCATGCCGGTCACGGAAGCGGATGAGGAAGACGACGATAGCGATAGCGAGGATTAACATGAAGTGCCCCGGGTGTGGAACGGAACTCGATTTCAGACCCGGGGCAGGCATTTTCTGTCTTCTCCCTAATATAAAGGATTGTTGGTTTATGGGCACTGAACCACGAGACCGCGACCCACTTCTTGTCGAACGTGAAAAGACGCACGGATCGTTTCGAACCAATGCTGAATTCTCACAACGATTAAAGACGGTATTTGAAACTGGAGGACAGCACTTATCCAGTGTCCATAAAGAAGCTCTCGATATGATTGCCCTTAAACTCTCCCGTATCCTCTCTGGTCAAGCCAACTTCAAGGACCATTGGGCTGACATTGCCGGCTACGCCAAGCTCGCTGAGGAAGCCTGTGACTAACCGCATCGCGCTAGTAGGAGGCTTCTGGGGCCACGAGGAGAACGCTGCCAGAAGCCCTTTCGTGGGATATTCGGGAAGAGAACTAACTCGCATGCTCGAAGACGCCGGTATAGACCGGAACGAATGCCTACTAACCAACGTGTTCAACTTCTTCCTGGATAGTGAGAAATCGGTCTTGGAGGAACTCTGTGGAGAGGAAGATGAAGCGATCGAAGGCTACCCGCCGTATGAAGGTAAAAAATATATACGATCTGAGTATGACGGTGAACTTGCACGTCTACGAGAGGAACTTACCTCTTATCGGCCAAATATCATTGTCGCGTGCGGAAATCAAGCTTTGTGGGCCCTGTGTGGAAAAACTAAAATCACAAAGTATAGAGGAACAACTGAGTTGGCTAGCCTCACGGCTCCTAGCCGGAAAGTCCTGCCCACATATAACCCCGCAGCCGTGACCCGTAATTGGGACCTACGTCCCACCATGGTCATGGACTTGCAAAAAGCCGAACGCCAGTCCCACTTCCCCGAACTTCGCCGGCCCCATCGCGAAATCTGGATCGAACCATCCATCGAGGACTTATATGACTTTCAGCGACGCTTCCTACGAATCGCTAGAAGAATTTCTTGCGATATTGAGACCAGTGGAAATCAGGTGCTATGTATTGGGTTTGCGCCCGACTCACGAGTTGGAATCGTTGTTCCTTTCTATGACCGAAGAAAAAAGGGAGGTCGTTACTGGCCAGATGCTGCTACTGAACGAATGGCTTGGGATTTTGTTAAAGATGTCCTTCAATGCCCAATTCCAAAGCTCTTCCAGAATGGACTCTATGACTTGACGTTCATACTACGTGCCACTGGTATAGTTACCAAAGGGGCTGGTGACGATACTATGCTGCTCCACCACAGTTTACAACCTGAAAGTCTCAAGTCGCTGGGCTATCTAGGCTCGATTTACTGTGATGAAGATGCTTGGAAACATTATAGATCTGATACCATAGGGGCCGATAAGTGAATGAAGATCATCTCAACTGATACTGTTTCCCCCTCTGATCTTTCCTCACAAGAAGCTGATTGGGTATATAACGGAAAAGACGCTACGATTACCGCTGAAGTCTTTGAGGTTCTTGAACCGCAGTTAACTAATCAAACAAGAGCGGTTTATGAATTCGAGAAGTCCCTCCAAGCCCCAATCCTCGAGATGCGCGTCAGGGGCATCAAGATCGACAAAGCGCGGAAGGAGGAAGTCTGTGAACAATTCTACGAATCCCTCTGCGCGCTGGAAGCCAACCTCTACCATATAGTAGGAGAAGCCCTTGACATCTGGGATTGGAAATGGGGAAACCCGAAGGACCTTCAGCGAATCTTCTACGAAACTCTCGGAATCCCCGTTATCAGAAAAGGCGGCCGCCCGACCTGTGATCGCGACGCTCTCGAAAAACTCGATGGGTATTACCAAGCGCGCCCTATTGTGGCTCATATTCTGGCTATGCGAGACTTACAGAAAAAGATATCTATGCTCCGCACTGATGTTGATCCGGACGGAAGAATACGGACTAGTCTCAACATTGCAGGTACATCTACAGGCAGATTATCAAGTTCCTTTTCCGAATTCGGAACGGGGACCAATCTTCAAAATATCGAAGAAGCTCTACGTTCAGTATTTGTTGCCGACCCCGGAATGAAACTAGCCTACATCGACACCAAGCAAGGAGAATCCTACTGTGTCGGAGCAATCGAATGGGACCTCTTTCATGATGGTACTTACCTTGACGCCTGCGAAGGGGGCGACCTCCATACGAGCGTTGCGAAACTTTGCTGGCCCACCCTTAAATGGACCAATGAAATTGAAGCTGACAAGGCCATTGCGGAACAACCGTTTTATCGTCACTATTCTTACCGGTTCATGTGTAAGAAAATCGGTCATGGGACTAACTATGGTGGTAAGCCGGGGACTATCTCTAACCAAACAAAAATCGAACAGGGGATTATCGAGCAATTCCAACCGCGCTATTTCAGAGCATTCCCGGCGCATGAGAGGTGGCATGAGTGGGTGAGGCACCAGCTTTGGACGGAAGGGAACCTAACCACACTAACAGGGAGACTAAGATGGTTCTTTGGGAGAAGAAACGATGATGCGGTCATTCGTGAAGCAATCGCCTACAGCCCCCAGGGTTCTTTGGCAGATATTGTTAATTCGGCAATGCTTCAAGTCTGGCGCGCCAACAACTGTCAGCTACTCTTACAGATTCACGATGCTATATTGGTTCAATACCCTGAGGATAAGGAGGATAAGGTTATTCCAATTATACAAAAGCAAATGGAATATCCGATTGAGCTTAACCATGGGCGTGAGCTATTAATCCCAACCGATTGCAAAACGGGCTGGAACTGGGGTACTTATGACGAAGAAACCAATCCAGATGGGCTCAAAAGTTATAAAGGGGAAGATAGAAGAAAAAGGACACCAGAAATATCTATTCTAGATAGGGTAATCAACAAGGGGGTAAGACGTGCCAGGATTTGAATGGGAAAGTGCGTTCGGAGGATTTATAAAGCGATGCCCGTCCTGTGACCTAGTAGTTTTTGGTACAGAGGAACAGAAGACCAGCGAATTTATTTTCTCTAAATATTTCGGTAATGATCCGCATAGTACCGACGGCTTTAAGAGGCAGTGTAAAAGTTGTAAAGTCAACAGTTCTTCTGGAAGAAAACAAAACGGTAAACATAGAGATAAGATATTAGAGGAACAAGAGTATAAATGTGCTATTTGTGATACAGGTATATCTTTTGATTACCTTCTAGGGATGAGGTCATCTGCTAAAATGGATCATAATCATACTACAGGTGAAATTCGTGGTGTGTTATGTCATCGGTGCAATACACTTATGTCAAGTTTAGATGACGAAGAATGGTTATCCAAAGCCCTTAAATATCGTGCCAAATATGTTTAACTGTGATGAAAAAAGAATTAAAAAGCCCGGCGACAAACGGCAAAGGACGCCGGAGACTCCTATCCTGGATCGAGTCATTCAAAGACCACGTGGGAAGTTACGCGTCAAGTCCTGAGGTATTTCTGACCTGGGGAGGGATTTCGTGCATTGCAGCTACGCTAGAGCGGAAAGTTTGGATGGATACCGGAAAGCCACTTTATCCAAACTTGTATACTATTCTCGTAGGCCCTTCTGGCACTGGAAAAACACGCGTTATAGATGCAGTAACAGATATAATTCGACAAGCCGACGCGACGAACCTCTCCCCAAGTTCCCTGACAAAAGCCTCCATGGTGGACGCGCTGAACGAATACCACCGGAAGTTTGTAGCCGGGATTGGGGAGGTGTACGAATACAATACTATGTTTGTGGCTGTGGACGAATTGTCGATTTTAATGCACGAACGGAATAAGGAAATGGTGGCGGCGCTGACTAAGTTCTACGACAACAACTACTACGAAGAAACCCGCCGGACTTCCAAGCTCCATATCGCGATCGAAAACCCGAATATGAATGTGCTCTGTGGCTCGACCCCGACTAACCTAATGGACATCATGCCCCAGCAGGCCTGGACGCAAGGGCTGACTGGACGCACCGTGATGGTTTACTCAAGTCAGAAGCGAAGGAGAAATACCTTTGAAACGGAACAAGTGGAAGTCCCAAGTTCCCTCATTGCCGATCTTAAATCCATCGCCGAAATCTCAGGAAGAATGGGTATTAGTCAATCTTACAAAGATGCTTATACAATCTGGGAATCAACCTCTGACTCTACTGGCCCCCGGCATCCATTATTGGATGATTACAATTCCAGAAGAGGAGCTCTTGCCTTAAAGCTCTCGATGATCGCCGCCATAGACCGCAAGTCCATGCGCGTCGAGCTTGAAGATTTCCAAACCTGCCAAGAATGGCTGATAGCTATGGAGTTAAGTATGACAGCAATCTTCCTAGAAGGTCAGGTCACTGAAGATGCCCGATCTCAGGATCAAATTTTGGAATTCATCCTTGCGAACCAGCCGTGCCCAGAGCGGAGAGTAATAGCGTTCATGTCCCGGCTGGTGCCTGCACAGAAGGTATTACCAATCCTGAAACTAATGCAAGTATCTTGTCTAATTGAATTCGATGGGGATAACGGAACTTGGTCAACCGTACCGGCTTTGCCTGCGGGTTAGGAATTATTCCGATCCCGTTCCTCCTGAGCCCCTGCTGCTCTTTGTACTAAACCATTAGCCTTCAGCAACTGGTCCATTCGGCTATTAAATAAAACATGAACCTCATTCGTCTTATTGATATTCTCGTCTATCTTCGTGCGATTTAAGATACCCAACACCACCGCTCCGGTTGCGGTTATCAACGTCGCGATAGAGACGATAAGCGAAGCCCAAGCTTCCATTAACCCCTCCTATTTGCTCCCGTAGTCCCGTCGTTGATAGATCGGCGCATCTGCATAGAGGTTAAGCCTCTTCTCTACTTCATCCAACCGCTTCCCCTGAGCCATGATGCGTTCTTCGACGTTATCAACCCGCTTCCCCTGAACCGCTTGCGCGACCAATACTTCCGTCAATTTCCCGATCTCCTTTTTGAAGTCTTCCAATGACGCGTCTACGAATTCCAACCTTGCCCCAAGCAACTTCGCCGCGTTTCTCCCATTCACGATATATACCGTCCCTAAGACCAGAAAGCTCCCTACAGTAACAAGCGTCTGTACCCACGCGGGGTCCATTACGTGTCTCCAAGTTTCTAGAGTTTCTATCATCGTGGGTAAAGAAGAGGGCATTTGCGCCCTCAGTTGCCCCGAAACGGAGGAAGATAGCCTCGGGGAGTTATTTGAAGATATAGCTAAACCGAACGCGGACGAGGTTATCCGCCTTTTGGGTCACGCCAAGTACCGTTGAGTTGAACGGAATGTAGCGGTAGCCGACATCGAGAACCCCGTTGGGAGTGATGACGAACTTGGCGCCTGCGCCAGTTTCGAGACCAGTTGCATGCTGTTCTTCAGCAACACCGAGGGCGACGTAGGGGGCGATCAGGTCAACCAGCAGCCCGTTCGGGACGGTGACTGCGGTTGATCCAGTACCCAGCAACCCCGATAACGTGCCGCCAAGCTGGGCTTCTTGGTACGCCAGCCACCCTTTCTGAGCAGGGTCAACACTCACAGAGTTGATAGTCGAGGCAGAAGGGATCACATACCCTGCCCCAACTTCTCCAGCCAGGAACAACGTCCCGTTCCAAAGCTGATACCCAGCCTGGACAGACGGGACAGCCCCGGCAGCGAATACCGATCCGCTGAGGCCTGAGCCGAGGATGTCGGCATTGCTGCCGTTCCCGTCGAATCCTGCACCGAAGTAGAACCCGGTGCAGAAGGAGGTGGTGCAAACCGGAACAGCTGCAAGCGGAGCCTTGACCGGCAACCGTAGATCAGCCGCCTGAGCCCCTACAGGTAGCAACAGCGCGGTAGCTAACAGTAACTTCCTCATTTCTTAGTCCCCACAGTTGTTAAGATCATATTCAACACAGGTAGTAAAGCTTGGATATCCGCCCAAGCTTCGTTTATAGTTGCGATGTTTTTCTCAACCAACGCAACTAGAGTTTGCGCTCTTGGTATTGCAGCTTCAATTTGCGCGATTTGCGCGTCATTGAAGCCCTCGAAGCGTAGCGCCTCGTCTTCGATAAAACTACCACTCATTGTGACACCACCTTTGGGCTGGGGGCGGCGTCAGCGAGCTTCTGCTCAGCCACCACCTTGTTAACTTCCGGCATAGCGGCGAGTTTGTTGGCAACTCCAGCAGCGTCAGCAGCGGAGTTGGCTTGAACAACCACGGTGTTGGGTGTGGTCGCTGCGGCATTGCGGGATTGGGTACTCATGCCAAGTCCAGAAATCCCCGTCTGTGCCGCACTACCCACAAACGCAATGATCCCACACCAGGCGGTGAAGGGTTTAATCCAATACGCCGGGATCGCATTGGTGAGAACCAATGTTCCGGTTGAGATGGCGATGGCAGTTGTGACTACTAGCCCAATGACGAATCGCCATTTCGGGTCGATGGTGAACATATCCCCTCCTCTATGGTCCAACTATTTCACCTGTATTGAATAAAATCCCCTCGGCTCTTCGCCGCTTGACCAATCCTTGCATAACCCGCTTCCCAGCCATTATCCAGAGATTAAGGTCAGGGACGACGCGGTCGAATTCATTGTGGTTGATGGAGCTAAGCACACTGGATCGGGCTAAGCCTCCGGTGTTGAAGTCAAAGCTGACTAAGGCGTCGAATTGGTTCTGGTTGATCGTTACTAGGACCAACCGATTTACCGCTTCCTCAACTCGCATAAGGTCTGAGGCTAGGATTTCATCTGCTTGAGTAGAGGTTATGGTCTGACCATGCATTACACTAGGTGGACCAGCTGCGGTGGTGTGACCGTAACCGATGGTCAGTACCCCCGTTCCGTCATTGTAAGTATGGAGATATAGTCCCTCCCAGGTTTCGATAAACTTCCTACCATTGTCAGAGGTCTTAAAGGTGTTCATCTTCCGGGGTCCCATAGCAGTAGATTTCGTTTTTCGAATCAAAACCGCAAGCTTCTAGTGGCTCATAGAAGTCCTTTATAAGATCAAACTCCTCATTTGGAGGTTGAAATACATTTGGGTGCCACACCTTCACTCCATACTCTTTATAGAAGTAGTAAGCCAACTGGCAGAATTCTTCAAACTTTGGGTCGTCTTGGATAGTGTCGATATCTTTCATTTTCTAGACTCCTTTAGAGTTCCGTGGTATAGTCCTTTGAATAAATCCCCCATCCCTTTCGGGTGCTCAACCCCCGCTGCGACGTTGAAAGTGAACTCGCCGGCTCGGCCGATGGGTTCGAAAGTTAATCCGGTCAGGGTGCCAAAGAGCGTATTCAACGTCCTGAAGGTCTGACCAGGATTGTGGGTATAGCTCTTATGGTCCAGTGCCTTATCCACATTGCGTGCAAAGGTTCCATACAAGCCAATACTCGGCTCATGACCCTGTTCGAGGAAGTTGACCGCGTCTCTGACCACAGGAATCATGGAGGGATAGCCTCTGGTCAGGACCTTAGCCCAATAACCAACTCGACTGCTTTTAGGATCATCCGGAAGTGGATCAACCTTCTGTTCAATTAATGAAACCATCACTCCATAAACCATTAAGCCGCCGATGATTGACTTGATATGCTGCGGTCCGGCTTTGAACTGCTCCTCCTCAAATCCCTTCATCTCTGGCAGGTCCCGGCCCTGCATTGCGAGTTTGGTCTTCCAGGCGAGTTCGTAGTTCCGCTGAAGGGCATTGGACATAAAGTTGTAGAAGGGCATGATTAACCGAGCAAAGGGGCTATTGTAGCGCATGATCCCAGGACGGTTGGAAAGGATCGAGGAACCATGGGTACGGCGGATAGCTGTATTCACGAGGTTCATTATATCCCCATGTGACAGGTCTGGTTGTTCCTCAGCCAACCGCAGGTACTCCGCATGGCCCATTGCTACGGCGGAAATCAAATCAGTAGCCGCTACGGGAAAGTGACCATACCATTCAACCACATCCCGGAAATTTGCGTATTTCCCCTTCCAGCCAAGTTTCTTGAACGATTCCCGATTTTGGGCGATAAGGGTATCTTCCATACTACGCATACGATTCTGGAGTTCTTCGCTGTTCTCCATCATGAAACCCCAAGCCTCACGCGAGCCGGGAAGCTGGTAGAGCATCTTGAAAGCGGACTGGGCAAACCGGATTGGACCAACTTCGGCTGCTGAGAACACTGCGGCGGTGGGTGCGTGCTTGGCTACAGTACCGAGGTTCCAGCCAATCAATAGGGTGCTGAGGTTTTGTTGGAGAGTATTGACCGCTTTGTCCAGTGCTCTTAAATTCGATGGTACCCACTGCCTGTTCCCCGCAACATCCTTCATCCAAGCGTCCAGCGCACCTGCGTACTCTTGCCCGTAGTATTTCTTAAACGCGGCTTTGAAGTTGTTGTGGTAGACAATCTTGCTGACTTCATTAACAGGAACGCGCATTGCTGCGTCGTTGAGGATTTGTTTAAGCTTGAATGGGACTGAATCGAAGGTTAGGTCAATCGGATAGGTGGCTCCGGTTCGGGTCTTGGTATATCCAGCCGAGGGACTTGGGCGGAAATACCCGCTATCCCCAATCATGTCATCAACAGTGAGCTTGGAGCTATGCCGGAGTGGATCGGGAATCAGCGGATGATACCACTCCTTCTGTTCTCCCCACGGCGTTTGTACAGTCTTTAACTCAATCCTCTCCGGAGCTACCCCAGCCACATGTGTATAAGCCTTCTCCGAAAGGCTAAACGCTTTATCAAACATATCCCCCATCTTCTGCGCGCGGGCCAAGTCCTCAGCCTTAATCCCAACCCCAGCCAGCCATTGCCAGATCATCTGGGTGCCCTGCTCGACATCCTTATGAACCTTCCAGCCGAGGACGAGTTTCTTCCGCTGAAGCTCGTTGCCCATGTTTTGGAGAACCGCATAGGCGTTCTCTTTGGTCATATTGACCAGATCGCCGCTCTGTGGGTCCTTGAAGATCGTATTCTCGATTTTCTTCCTCAAGTCCGGGAAATCGCCGAGGTCTTTCCATTGCTTGGCGAAGTCCCGCTCGAAGGTCCTAAGTAGATACTGTCCCTCGGTAATCGGACGGATGATTAACTGGTTGAACGGTCCAAGTCTATTCCCAAGATCAAGCCGGTTCATCCAGGTTTCGGGGTTGAGCAACCAGGTCCCAACCAGCCGTCCAGCTGATTGCTTCTGCCTGACTTCATCCGTGATCGGTTTGTCATTAACCGCAGCCTTAAGCCGGGCAACCAAGCCCGACACAACTTCATTCAGGTCTTCCTTCTTCCCCTTAACATCCAGCTTCTTGGTCTCCCGAGCGTAGTGGTCAATCGACTTCAGAGAATTAAACACATCCCGAAATTCCGCAGGCGTCATCTCGTCAACAGTTGAGCGGTAGTTGTCAGTGAACAGAAAGTCCGCTACGTTCAACCGCTGCGTCGGCTGTACCGCATCCACATCCGTATTCGCCAACTCGTGCATCTCGTTCGTAGCAGTCACATACTCCCGTAAGTTCTTATACGGACTGACCAAATCCTTCTGTCGATCCAAATCCTGCACAAGCCGCATTGGCGGTAGGCCGATCTGGCCTAGGATTTGGTGAATCCAGACTGCGTCTTCTTGGTCAACGCCGGAAGGGGTGCGCCGCCGCCAGTTCTTGACGCGTTTGTCGAATTGGTCACGTTCCTTTTCGAGCTTGCGGGCGAGGCTGGCGAGGATGGTGGAGTGGTATTGTTCTTGCTTAGCCTTATAAGCTTCGGTTGGGTTGTTTTCCAACAACGCCTTCTCAGCCCTTGCCCCAGCCCTACCAGCAGCGGCCATGTACTTGTCCGAAGAATGAAGCGCGGTTGGGGTTTTGTCGAATTGTTCCTTCAACGCAGCCTTCAACGCGTCCTTCGATAACGGGGCCGCAGCCTTGGACTGCATCCCCAATGCCACCGTCTCCTCATGTAGCAAGTCCATCTGGGTTTGGGATAGGACATGATCCTTAGCTTCATCAAGGATGTTCTGCTCAAGGTTCCCATACTCCTTCCGCATCCTGCGATCGGTTTCTGCGTCGATAATCCGATTAATATGCGCCTTTGGCGTCAGGTCCTCCAACTCCCTTTCATCCGCCAGCTTCGCTAACCCCCGAACCAACGCATCCCCAGACTGGTAACCAAAATGACCAGCAAGAGCGTCAGGGTCCATACCACCCCGAGCCAGATAATCCTGTGGCGTACGCTCCCGAAGTGCTGGATCAATCTTCGTCGAATCGAGTTTGATCTTCTGGAACTTCTCTCCATTCGGGAGTTCTCCAGTTCGGAGGAAGGTGTCGGCTGCGATATCGGGGCGTTGGCGGATTCGTTCGGCTTCTTCAGCACGGAGGCGGGTGAAGTTGGTTTTCCACTCAGCGGTTTGGCGTTGGCGCTCGGATTTCTCGGCCTGTTCCTTTTGGAACTTCAGATCTTCTTCGTTCTGTTTGGCGATTAGCTCCATATACTTTTCAGTACGAGGGACTATCCCTTTGCCCAGTGGGGTTTCGGGAGGTTTAATCGCACGGACAGTAGACTTCTTCCCTTCAGTCAATACCCCCCGAACCATATCAGTCAGTTTTCCAATTTGGAGAACCGCATCCAAGGCCGAGTTATCCACCTTCGTTCCAATGATCTTCTCAAAGACCCTTCGGACGATGTCCCTAACCGCGTCCCAGGCAGTGATTTTCCCTTGACCAAGTATGTTCAACCTAGTTGCTGTCTTCTCGTCTATCGCAACTGCTGAAAGGACTTCTTGGAATCGCGGGTTGGAGAAGGCCTCAGCCATGAACTCGTAGGGATTTTGGAAGGCATAGTTGAACTCGTGGAACGAATCTGGATCAACCTTGATCAGTTGAGCCATTACCTCCTGACGTACCGAGTCGGTATGTTTGAACAACTCCGGTGAAGCGTCTAGGGCGTCTGAGGTCGCGGCGTGGGATAGTTCGTGCAGGACTATGTTCGCCGTATCAATCCCGCTGAATTTGCCATTGACGACTGCTTCGTGGAGAACTATGTGGTTCTCGTCAGAGTTATAGAATCCTGCTGCGGTGAAATCCCAACCGTTGGCTTTGGATAACTTCGCCATATCGGCTTCGTTGACGACGTGGAAATCCACATTCCCAAGTTCGGTACTGAAGTGTTTAGTGAAGAAATCAGCTAGCTTTCGGGTAATCGGGCTGAGCTTGGATTTGTCTAGGTTGGGAAGGATGTCTTTGGCTTGGAAGGACGCGATGGTTGGGACCTTAGTCTCACCTCTGGATATCTCTACTCCGGAAGGAGTAGCGTTGGTTGGGAGGATTGGCTTGCTAACCTGTACAGTAAACTGTTGAGGTAGCGGCTGTGGCTCCAACCCAGCCGAACGACGGAGGGAATCGACGGCGGTAAGGTCACTAGTCCGTAGAAAACCAGGAACCTCTGACTTACCCTGTATCCTAGCAGCCTCTTCTCGATCAACTAGTCTACCACGCGAAGTGGTGAACCCTCCCATACCGGTTTCGGTTGGCGCTATTTCATCAATAATATCGGCTTTACCTAATCTCTCTTTAAGTTGGTCCATCGCATCTAGGTGCGACTTACCTTCAATTATCTCACCACTTTTAAGTTGAATAGCTGGGGACTTAATAGTCTCAGGTTCCTCTACTTCCTTCGTTGGCTCCTTCGTCTCCTCCAATGTCATCCCGCCAGGTCTTACCCGAATGAAATCATGGAGTTCCTTGGCAACCTCTGGGTCGACTTTGGCCAACCAATCTCCAAGCCCCACCTCCACATCACCACCGTGACTTGCAGCCAGTACAATCTGTTGCTGCAAATCCGGAATGAAACCCAAAATCCCGTCATCCACCTCAGGTAGCTTATCTCCATATAACCTCTGAATAGCCTCAGCATTGATTCCTATCCTTCCGTCAGTATGCTGGTCGATGAAGTTCTTAAGAAGCTCTGAGGAGCGTTCTCGGGTTGCGGTGGAAGAGGCTTCTTTAAGATTTTCATCAAGGCCCTTTATGTCGAGTTTGGCTTGCTCTTTGTGTAGATCGTCTACGATGGGATCAACGCCAACTGGAGGGATTTTGCCTTCGTCTATGAAGTGTTTGACGTTCTGGTAGACATCACCGGCTTTTTTTATAACCTCTTGAGCCTCGGGATGGACAGAACCTTCAGCACCAATCAAGCCAGGAAGGGCAGAGTTCATAAAACCAGTCACGTCTCCTGGATAGCGTTCCTGACCAAACATTTGGTTGAGGAACTCGAGATATGCTCCAACCCCCGCACCAACTCCAGCATTAACTAAACGAGGTACAGTTTCGCCTAAGCCACCAAGGGTGGTATTAATCGCCCAGGCCAGCCGGTTTTGGTTATCTAGGGAAAGGTACCGTCCCGGAAGCTCATCCCCAAACCCCTCCTGGGCACCCGCTACCGCACCACCGAGTATGCCCTGACCAGCCTTGGCTAGTACCGTCTCCGGAGCAGCTTCGACTACCCCCTCGGCTAAAGCTCCACGAGGCTGACCTCGTCCCCACATCTTCTGGAGGCTCTGCGAGAGGCTATCCAAGTTCCCCCAATCATCATTGGAAACCTTCGCGGCCAGCGGGTGACTATCAGCATATTCCGCAAGGAATTGGTTATTCTTCAACAACGTCGCAGTCAGCGAGGCCTTATGCTGTTGTTCAAACCCATCCAAATTCCCATAAACCAACGCAGGCGGTGCGCCGGTTGCCTTCGACAAATCCTGAGCCCTAGCTGCATCCTCAGGGCTAGCGTCCAGCGACGTGAGCGCATTCGCCATCGTAGCCCTACGTTGGCGTTGGATAAACGAAACCGGATCGAAGTCCTGCTCAGTGGGATCGTAGGAGGTGTCACTCACTGGGCTTGCTCTGTTTGTAGAATTTGTTGAACAACTGCCGAGCGTAGATTTGGGTTAGTTCGGACTCGGTCGGTTGGGGGACGCCCTTATTGATGAAGTCTTGGGTGATCTTATCCCGTTCTTCTTGTGGGATATCCTGTAGAGTCGGTCGGTTGAACTGTCGGAATGCGGGTTCCTCACCGGCTCTGAAGTTGGTTCCAAACCATCCAGGAGTAGCCGCGTGGGTTTTGATTATCTGCGGACCGATTTTGTCTACGATATCTTCGTAGGTTGGTTGTTGGCCTTTGTGATCTTCCTGATAAACCTGAATCGCTTCTTGAAGCGCGCCACGGAAGTGGTAATAATCATCCTCACTTCCTGGATGCTTCTGGTCAACCTCAAGTTCCTTAAGCTCCGCTCCTCGGGCGCCCAGGAGCCAACTCATCGCGCGACTAACTCTAGGATCGTCCTGTGGGTTCCGGGCCAACTCTGCCTGCTGATTCTGAACTCGGATAATGTCTTGCTTACTGAGATGGTATTGTGGATCGGTTGGATCGATCGACATGAACGCAGAGGAATCGGAAGATCGCATTCCGTTGATTGTAGTTGACCAATATTCGTTCGTCTGCCTATCCCGGCCGGCTTGGAAGTTGTTGATGTATTTCTGAAGCTGCGGCGCTGTTCTCATATCTGGTGGTAGCTTTGACATAACCTTATCCGCGCCGGGCATAGCGAGGAAGGTCTGCACATCATGGATGTCTTGCTTATCGAGGATTTGGTTAAACTCGTTCTTGGCGTCCTGCTGTTCGTACTTGGTGAAGTACGTTTGGTTGGACATTAAACTGTGGAGTTTGCCAACGGTTGTGTCTGCGACTAAGGGGTTGTCAGGAAGGGCCTTGGTTGCTTGGTCTCTAGCTAACTGTTCTAGTTGCGTAGCAGGAAGATCATAGGACCCATCAGGTTGCCGGTGCGCTTGGAGGATACTAGTTGCGATATTGCTGGCCGCTACAGCCGCTCCACGGTTCTCGATAGTAGCGTTGACACGGTCCCGGTCGGCGGGATTGGTTAACTGGTCCGCATACTTCTGTTGCCACTTGCCAGCGGTTATAGGATCGGTAACAGCCTTAGCTAGAATCTGCTCAGCGCGCTGTTTGCTCAACGCGTCATTGACCGCTTTGACAACATTAGGATCATTAGGATCACTGGTCCCAACCGCAGCCATGACCTGTGAGGTGACAAGACCTTTGATTTTAGTTCGTTGCTGATCGACATAGTTTTCGTCATCAGGATGTAGAGCAGCCTGTTCTTCTGCGGTCTTAGCTGAACTACCGAGGGTCTCAATAGTATATTTCTTATTCTCCTCCGCCGCGTGGCTAGATGCCGAGAACACATTCCGTTGAAGGAACGGTAACGTATCTGCATCATACATCCGCTGTGCGACAGGGGTGTTCAATGAACCGCGGATTGAAGTACGGAGATCAGCTTGGTCCTTCAAGAACTTAGGTAACGCATCAGCCGCGGCCTGACCAGTCAAAGCTCCATATTGCGCATGCAATTCGCTGGATTTGGTTGCAAAATCTGTCTGCGCAGTTCTCGCGTCGTTCTCGTTCTTTAAATCCTGAAGCGCGATGGCCCGCTGGAATATCTCCGATCCCGCCTGCTCGGTCGTGGACCCAAGCTGCTTCAGCGCCGCGCCGACGTTCTCCCCAAATGCCGCACCGGGCGTGTTGACACTAAGCCCTTCTCCAGGGGATTGGGGCTGGGCGGTTGAGAAAGGGGTGTAAGGAACGGTTGGCAAGTTATCTATCCAACATAGTTACTAACATATTGAGACATATCGGCCCCCTGATCTCCACCACCTGAACCAAAGCTCTGACCAGCTTGCATCCATTTACTCGCAACTTGACCAACGCCGCCGATGATGCTCGAAACTGCACCAAGGGTCCCAGCTTCGGTTGAAGTCTTCGCAGCTGAATAATCAATCTGGGCAGTAGCTGTGTCTTCCGCGGCTTTCACATTAAATCCGTAGGCTCGCTTAGCGGCATTGCTTGCGATAATTCCTTCGTTCTGTTGACCAATCTTAACCTCACTAGCCTCGACCCTACTAGGGCTGCCTCCGGAGATATTCCCTGCTCCATACGCAGCCCTGGTCTGCCCGACCTCAGCGCGCGTGCGCATACCGGATTGTTGGCCTTCAACTTCACCAGCCTGCGTTGCGTAAACCGCGTCCTGTTGAGCAATAACCGCATTAGCCTTCGCCACCCCAGCCTGGTAGTTGTACATATTGGATTGGGCGGCGCCCTGCTTAAGACTACCAATAGCACCAACAGCCGCACCCGCAGCGGAAGCTCCTCCACTAACCATCGCTGCGAGGGAGATTGGATCAGCCATGGAGAACCTTAGCTCGAATCACGAACGGCCATCTACCCGAAACCGGCTCCGAGAACTCCGCACCGAGCCAGGTTAGCCAACGCTTGGCTGATTGGTTGCCAACGATGCAATCGCCGATGATGTTAGGGAAGATTTCCAACGCTTGTTCGATGTACCTTTGGGAGTGTCGGATGAAGAGGAACTTATGTTCAGCAATGATATCGGTGGTTAGCAACCAGAGGTAGGCGGTGGTGCTAAGGAGCGTCGGTGGTATCAAGCCCCAAACGCAGGCGATTTCGCCATCAACTAAGCCGTACCTAACCTCAATACTCCGAAACATACATTCCCGTAAGGTCTCCTCTGCCCCAGCCACATCCGCAACCGGAGACCGGCGAAGGACTTCATGAAGGTCTACATCGAGATTTTCGGCAATGGCTATCATCCTTTGGTGTCTCCGATAGTAACCTCTGGCATAGCTCCAAGGATCGTCGCGGGGTAGGGTAGGGCTTGTTCGATGCAATAATTCCCCGCTTCTTGCCAGTCTTGGTCGATAATAGTCCGTCCGTCCCCGTCAACTAGGTCAGTTACCGCTATCGGACCTGATGAGGTCGTCGGGATATTCCCGAGGGTAAAGTCCTTCATCGGTACCACATTCGCGAAGGTCGTTCCAATTGATAAGCCTAGAGTGTCCGCCACCCTCAGCGTCACCCCTGTGATCTTCTTCCTCTTTCCTTGAACCGTTGGTTCCCCTAAGTCCAAAGGCAGCGTCTGCAACTGTGGGAGAAACGCAAGGCCAAGGGTAACTTTGCTGGCAGTCAGCCCTAAGGTCACAGACCCGCCAGCTGAAACCGTCAAGGGACCAATCGCCGTGCCATCCGCCACACCCACGACTTGCTGACCTTCGAGTTGTGTTAGGCCTGAGACGGAGGTGACTGGTTGCCATATGGTGTATCCTGTGACCTGATAAGGGGCTGTGGTGTATGGATTGAGAAGAGAAGCAACGCGGATAACAGTAGCTTTTACAATAGCGGTGTTGCCGAAGTTGGTGATCTTATAGATTCCTCCTCCAGCGCGGATAATCCAACCGATCATACCAGCAGTGAATGGTGCGCCAGCTACGTCTAGGAGATCAACCACATCACCGACGTTGCCGCCAGTTCCTTGACCGACGTTGACTATAGTTACGGTGGTGGTTGGGGATGCCTGTGGAGCGGTTTGAAGTGCACAATCGACGCTCCAACTATCTTCGTAGCCATACGGGAAATAGCGATCAGCCATCCGCTCGACGTACTGAACATAAGCTCCGTTGATGAAGCGTTGGACGATTACGTAGACAGCGTCAACCACGTTGCCATTTATGGTTTCAATAACGGAACAGACTGATAGGAATTGGCCGTTGGTATCATGATGCGCCCAACCGATTAGGTCTTGTTCTTTGACGAACCCGAGAGAGATTAATTGACCATCATTCCTCACACACCAGAGAGTTTTAAAAGGTTCTTCCGCCCACGCCCAATCCAGCATGTAAAAGCCGAAGAATAGATGATTTGATAAGACACTGATGTCTGATCCGGTAAAGATTTGAGCATAGAGATTGTAGGTGAGATCACGAACGTAGTTGCCCTTATTGGTTCCATAGAGGACATCCATATTGATCTTGATTGGTCTAAGGTCGTTCGCACCATTAAATCCCTGCGGTTGCGCGGTGATGTTACTCGGGGTCATTGGGTTCATAGTGGAGATACCACCACCGCCGTTGACTAACCAAGCACCTTTGCCGGTTCCGAAGATAATACCGGTCGGAACCGGAATGGCCCAACGGATATCGTTCAGTTCCTCGGAGATAATGGTTCCCTGGATCGCATCGTCGGGCTCAGATGGGTCAGAGGTGTTGAAGTTGAAGAAGCTGTTTGGTTGCGAGAAATTGAAGGTCTGGACCGCATTGGCCTGGCCGGCTAGAGCTAGGCGCTCTTGGATGAATCCTGGAACGCCGGGGTTGCCGCCAGAGGCTGTGGCTAGGGTAGCGGTAGCGGTTGCGCCACCGGGGATGGTTACGGCTGGAGGGACGAGGTAGCCGGTCCCGGATTCGATTGGAACAACTGATCCAAGCTGCCAAGTAAGGTTAACCGTCGCTGGGTTCGAGCCGGGTGGGCCAGTGATGGCGACCGGGTTGGTAGGAGTGTTGCCGGAGGTAAGGCTTCCACCATTGACGATGGAGAAGGAGGTTGCAGAGAAACCAGCGGCTCCGGTGCAGAGGAGGATTAGACCATAAGGTCCGGAGAAGGTGAAGCCCAGTGGACTGAACGCAAACGCTCCACCAAATGCAACGGTCAGGGAAGTGACGGTTAGGGATGCTTGAGCAGTGGCTGGTACGCGGGAAGGAGGAGCGGCTACAGTAACTGGCGGGACGGAGGTGTAGTTGGCGTTTCCGGTGATAGTGTAGGACTGCACCCCCGCGCCCAGGAACGGATTCTGCTCCACCGGCGGGGTTTGTGAGAAGTCAGGGACATCTCCTGGGGTGGTGTCGGTGTAGACTACCCCGGTTTGGTTCTTGATGAACCCATAGGTCGCGCCGACTGCGATGGTAGTGTCGTAAGTTGGAGCGGCTTTGTAGACGTTATAGCTGACTGCTCCAGGGACGGCGTTCCAAGAGATGGAGTTGGTTCCAGGGGTAGCGGTTACGTCAATACCCCCATAACCATCTAGGGTAACAGGCGTTGGTGGCGCGCTCTCTTGGTTGTTCTGGTCAACCGCGGTGACGAGATAGCCATAGTGCCACTGGGCTGATGCGGAAGGGAGGGTGGTTGATGCGGAAAGGCCAGTAGGGGAAGCGATGGTTGGGCCGAAGGAGATGATTGATAACGTCCAATTATTCGCGGAATTGATCGTAAGAATCGCGGGTTGGTAAGAAGGATGGCAGATGATTAGGGAAGTTACGTCTTGGACGAACTTTAGTCCTGGATTTTGGGTAGCTGGATTTGGGAATAGATCAGCGACGTTGTAAGGAGTGGAGATTTGATAGGGTAGACCTCCACTCAAGACCTGCGCGCCGTTGGTGTAGAACCGGATGTAGTTTTGGCCGAACTCGAGAATGTAGGAAACGGTGGTGGAGGCTTGGAAGGGGATTAGGCGCGCGCCGTTAGCGCCAACCTGCGCGATGAACTTCGTCCCCTGACGAGTGGAGGCTCCACCACCAGAATAATCAACATAGAAATTACGAAGTAAGGCTGCTCCAGAACGGTACTTCTGAATATCGACACGACTTCGCAGCTTGGGTGCCCACTCCCCGGTGGCGAAGCTAGTCTGGATAGTCGGTTGCGCCACTTAGCCCCTCAGTAGTAACTAAACATCCCACCCCAGTCGAAACTCATATTTGGACTGAATTCGTAATTAGGTCCGCCATAGTCTCCACGGATGCGAAGGAAGTCGGGAGTTACGTCGTTGACGGTAAGTCCCTCATTGCCGTCGGCTTTGCGGGCTTCCGTAATCATATTATTAGTCAGCCCAATCAAGATATTCGCAAGGGCCTTATCGCCCGAAAGCTGGAACGCAAGTCGTGCGGCCAGGATATGTTGCCAAGCATCTTGATATAACGGGTCCATCAAGTTCGGATCGGTAATCTGGGCATTGTAGCAGAGAATAGCTTGTTCTTCATTACAGAGAATAACCCGTTGTAGAGCTTGGCCGGTGGTCCAAGTTAGACTGAAAGTCGCGCCTGATCCGGAGCTTGGGATACCTGGATTATTTGCACTTTGTGAAGCGCTTGGAGCAAAGGTACCACTACCTTGAACAGAAAAGTAGCTACCTCCGATTGGAGATTGGTTATCTTCGGTTTCACCCTGAACTTGGTTTATAGGACTGACGCCGAGAATACCCCCAGCACCATTGACGTTGGTAACTAGCAGTTGTACTGGTGCTCCAACGGTCATGGTATAAGTAGTGAGAGATGGTGGTTGGTTAACCGGAGCGGAGTTTTGCTGGAAAGTATAAGTTGGTTGGGGCATTGTTAGAATGTCCCCAACGGAATAGCCTACCCCTGGTGCAGTAGGCGCGGCTTGGGTAACGCCATAGAAGTTGTCTGTGGAAACCTTAAACCTTATCGCCGGTCCTGTCCAGCCGACTTGGCCTGCTCCGGTAGCGGTTCCGGCTGGATAGATCGGAGTTCCGGCACCACTTTGGGTAGTGTATTGAGGGATGATCTTCCGCGCGCGGAGACAGTCAACCGGGTACTGGTATTCGTAGCTCCAAGGAGGTGCGGGAATTCCTGGTTGCCAAAGAGGCGCACCGGCGGTTGCGTTCTCTGGGGTGGTTGGAAGTGAACAGATATACGTGAGACTGTTGTACTTGGTTACACAATCCCAGGGAGCCATCCTGTTCAACTCATCACGCAACTTGTACATGATAAGATTGCACTGGATGGCTTCGTTGGAGGTGAGACCTGTGAACTCCGCTGTAGACATGTTCGTGCGCGAACCCATTATCTGGAGCGCACGATTGCCGATGTCTACGTTTTGGGTCACTGATGGTACCTCTCATATAGATGACGCCAGTTCTGACCGCTATTTATAGAAGTAATTGTCGGCCTTGCTACCCCATATCTTATAGCGATGGAGGTATGGGTTAATCCCTTATCAAGCAGAGAATAGATTTCAATAACCTGCTGTTCGGTTAAAATTGTTGTATTATTATCCTCACCTCTACGATGGCAGTCGTCACCTCTGCCCTTAGCAATCATATCATCATAATTTTCCTTCTTAGTACCTACAAACAGATGTTCTGGATTAACGCACCAAGGATGGTCACACTTATGAAGAACGAATTTATCTTTTGGAACAGGACCAATATGATATTCATATGATACAATATGAGCACCTTTATTATGCCCTCCGTACCATACTATACCATATTGGTGACTGTCCCAAGCCCCCAGAAACATCCAACATCCGTCTTCTACAACAGATGTTCTATCCAGAAGCTTTTTATTGATGTCAAACATCAATACTTTCCATTTGTGCCGCAGCACCCATGATTGGTATGATCCGCTAGGCCGGGTCCTTCGTGAGAGAAGGTAGTTGGACCAACCGGGGGTTTGTAGGGGATTGGCTTGACCGGCATCTCCCCTCCATTGCGGGCACGTGGTTGCTGGTCATCCGGAGAATCCGGCCCAAATCCTGAAAGTATATCACGCATCTTCATGCTCCTCTTCGTGTTCGTGTTCTTCCTCTACTTCAGTCGCGGAAGGTCGAGGAAGGCCAGCTGGGGAAGGCGTAGGCATTCCATCTTCGCGCTGGGCGGACCTAAGGCGAGGGGCCTTGGCTTCGTTGGCTTTGGCTTCTTTGTCAGCTTCGATCTGACGGGCCTTCGCCTGTTCGGCTAGTTTCTGATCCGCTGCACGCTTCTCGTCCGCAGCTTCCTTATCAAGCTGCGCTTTCGCGTCGTTGGCGTGCTTGGTAAGCTCCTTCTGCGCGGCGTCATGCAAAGGCCTAAGCCCCGGCCACTGCCGCGCTTTGTCCATGATATTCAGCAACTGCTCAACCGCATCCCATGGTGTGCTCATTATCGCTTCCCTTGTGATCCGCAATCGTGGATGGTGACCCCTGGCTTTGGTGCCATGAAGCCGGTTTTGACCCCTTCCTCGTACATCGGCGCAGAGGTTCCGTGGAGGATTTTCGTCTGGTCCGTTGCGTGATTGCCCAGAGATTCACCGATCTGGCTAACCACCCCAGGAGTGTAGCTTCTTCCAACTGGTTCGGTTTTTCGTCCACTACTCATTCTGATTTCTCCTTATGAGTTGGTCCTGGTAGTTGTCGGGTGTGATCCCAACGGTTGGCTGGGTCCGCTGCCATTTCGCGACGGACTTTGTTGATAGCTCCGCCCTCGGCGTTTTGTTCAGCCATTAGCTGGCGGAACCGGTCATCGCACCGTTCCATCTCGCGAAGTTGGTGCTCTGGAACGGTGTGGCCGAGTTCTTCGTACATGTATTTGATATCATGGAGATCGTGCATGTAGTTCATGAACCGGCGCATTTTCTCTGGAATTTCGGCCTCGGCGTCGCGGATGTAGGAGATGATAGTAGTCATCATCTCGCGCATGGTCTTTAGCTCACGCGCGATGCGGTTGAGTTCGGTTCGGGATTCTTCGTCGCTCACTAGTGATATCTCCAATTCGTCCCGTCACAGAAGATCGGGGCGATGTAATTACTAGTTGATCCTGAACTAACCAAACCATTATACGCGATCGGACTTGGTGCATTAGTGACGTAGGCATGCGCGCCTTGCGAACCAGAAGCGCATAGTTCGAGATTCGCGATGGTGTAGCCGGAGGTTGTTATTGTTCCATTAACGGTGTAGCCAGAAGTGGCTAAGGTGTCCAGTAGGTAGGACGAAATCGCGCCGGTGTTTTGGAAATGTTGGAAGGATTTACCAGTTGCGTTGGGGAAGGTGTTGTATTCGTCAACTTCCGCAAAACCGGTAAAGTTGTCAGCTAAGGCGAAAATACCTGTGTTTGGATTCGGTACAACCCCATTTGCGTTATAACTGAAATAAGACCAAGTTGTTCCGTTTACTTCCAGACCACAACCAATATTAAGTAGAGAATTCGATCCCGAGTACGGAGTCGGGCAACCGTTTATGAATTGAAGGAAACCGTAGTCGTAGGAATAAGTACCATATGGGTTAACGACAGTACCACCACCAGTCAGGTTGGGAATTGGGTTTCCGTTCGCTGAATCAAGCCAGAAGATACTGTTATGAAGAGACGGAAAAGCTGAAAGGTTGTCGAACAACGCTGGGTTATTATCACTCAATCCTTCGATAATATTGTAGTTCGCTTCGGCCCCATTGGTTGCTGACCCAAAGAACTCTACAGTGCCGGTTCCTGTGGAAGCACATCGCGCATGACGGATGATATTAGAATCTGCATTATGGAATTCGATACAGTTACCGTTGACGGTTGAAAGGGTGAAGTTGTTCCAATCGTTAATTGACGTATTGCCGAAACCAAAGACACCGTCGAGACTTAGGCAAACTGCACTACCTGTCGCGGCGCAGTAGATGTAACTAACATCACCAACTTGGTTGCCGAACGTCTGCGCAGAGGTTGCCTGCGTAGTGTAGAACATCGCTTGGGAAGTGAAGCCGGTGAAGCTTAGGTTATAATAGCGAAAACCAAGCCGGCTAATTGTTTCGACACCGATTCCAGCTGTACCACCTCCGTTTAGGCAGGCGCCTTCAAGACCACCATTCAGACCGGTGGAGGTGACTACATTGGCTGAGGTTTCGAGAGTGAAGATTACTCCAGAAGCTGGACCACCCCAAGTCCATGTGGTGCCGGCGTTGTTGCAGTTGCCGGAGTTGAAACCACTACCAAGACCAACTAGCTTGACGTTGGACTGCGTCTCAACAATCGGTTCGTTAGTATGGACATTTCGACAAAGGAGGACCTTTGCTTGCTCACCTTCAGCAGCTACAGCCGCGGAGGTAATGGCTGAAATAATCGCCGGATAGTCGTCGCCGGTTCCGTTACAGGGGGCACCGTAAGTTGTAATAGGGAAGATCGGAACTCCGGTATCCCCAAGACCGGTACCGGTTAGGTTGGTCCAGTAAGGAAGGTCGCCAATGATCGAAGAAGACGGACCAAAGACCGAAGTCGCGGCGGAAATAGCATGTGGTGGGGCTGGACCAGGACCGAGGTTACCGCAAATGGTAGTAGCCGGAAAGACACCGTTACACTGTGCCCAAGCAGCAGGGGAAACTAGTAGAAACGCAAGGGTTAGAAGGAGCTTCTTCATTGTGCTGCGGTCCATCCCTTGAAGGTATTATCAGGACGAAGGGCATAGCTGCCGTAGGCGGTACCGAGAGCGATCGACGCAAGTCCCATCACGGTTTCGGCAACTGAAGCGGGTTTGATAGTTACATTCGGCGCACCGGAGATATCGACGATGTTGACGACGCTTTTGACGTAAGGACCTGGAAGGCCAACTGCGGGAATGGTTGGGTCAAGCGCGGAGGGGAGGAGGATAACAACTGCTGCATTGGTGTTGATAATTACGAGAGTAACACCGACGAGCAATGTCACCGTCCCAGCCGCGTTGATTGACACAACATTCCGCGCAGGGGCCATGACCCAACCGACACTGGGTCCCATCCAAGTACGGACCCACTCCCGGAAGGTACCTCCTTGGTCCAGGTCTAGTTGAGAACCCACCTAGATTCTCCGGGCTGGGGCCTTGGCTTTGGCTTCCACAAGTTCGGTATTCTGTTTTATCAACAGAGCCAACTGCGCTTTGAGTTCATCGAACTCCGCTTTAGTCGGACCATCGGACGCAACTGCTGGAGTGGCCATTTTCGCGAATTGAGACATCATGGCCATGGTTTCAGGGGTGAAGGTGGCTGGGAGGGATTCGATTGGGTGGACCCAGGAGGATTTGTGCTTTGCACTGATTTCCCGCGCTTCGGCATCCAAGGGTTCCATAGCCGGGGTAGGGGGACCTTCCATGATGAAATCCCCATCCTTCTCGCTACCTTCGGTGCAGACGAAGGTATCCACGTCGCGGTAGTCGGGGACTACGAATCGCTTTCTCTTCTCGCGGCCAGTGATGCGATCGGCTTCTTTATATTCCCACTCGCAAGGGGTGTCTTCACCGGCGAGCCGGCCTTTGAGGTAGTGAGCTTCGTTAAGTTTCCAACGTGCCATAGTGGGGTTCTCCTTTATTGAGTGGACTGTAGCACGGTTTTTACTCATGCCAAAGATAATCGCACAACAAAAGTCAATGGACGCCTCATTTAATGATCCGCCATCAGGCTGCATTGCCCATTCGTAGTGGCGCCGTTCGTCAGAAAGGCGTAGCAGAAATAGAACGTCGTTCCATCCTCGTAGAATGAGCCGTCGCCGGCATAGTTCGGATGCGACGCACTTCCTGTCCAATTGAAGATCGGTCCCGCCTGATACTTGTACCACGTAAAGCCATCTGCTGAGACGGCATAGCCAAGCTGCTGAAAGAATCCCAAGCCAGATGGCGTGCTGCCAACTGTATAGACCATCTCGTAAAAGCCGTGAGAGTTTTTGAATACGAACGGATCAAAAACTCCGGCGTTGTAACCAGAATTAAAATCAGCATTGAGAGCCTGGAGCGCGGTGCCTTGTCTGGTCCAGTTCACGCCGTCGGAGGCCGAAGAGGTGTAGTAATCAAGCGTGTAGTCGGTGTTGCCGCCGCCAGCATTTCCGATGGCCACGTACATAACCAATTGCGACCCAATATGAATTACGCTCGGGAGCGCCGGTTGATTATGGGTATCCGAGCAACAGTCGATCACCTGTCCTTGTTTGGTGTACGGGCCTAATGGATTGGTGGCTGATGCGAACCCAATCGAGGCGTTACCGTTAGCATCAAGCGCTCCGTAATACGCGCACCATGTAAATTGACTGCATGGTGTCAAAGACGGATGCAGTAGATATTTGCTATCCCACGTAGTTGTCCCGGTCCCGTTAATGACAGGATTGGTTCCGGCAAATGTCCAGCTTAACGGCGTGCCGCTCGATGACGCGATGTTGAAGCATAGCGCACAGTCGCCGGATTTTTGCACCTCGCTGAGATTATAGAACGTACCGCTGATCGAGTTTTCGGCCCGCGTGAACGGGCCGTCCTGAGAACTCGTGTTGAACGTCTGATTATTGGCAAGGACGGGATTGCTGGCGTAAGGAGTCAGCGTCGAGAAATCTCTAAATCTTATATTCGATGGGCAATTCGTAATGCTGCTGTCATTGTTGGTGACGCTACAAGTCGGCAGGAATCCAGCCCACGGATTAATACTACCGTGATAAAAGGAACGGCCTTGCAGCGGAAAGGCCAGCACCCCGCAAATCAATACAACGACCGGAAGACAACGGAACCATTGCACTCAGAACCCCCAATAGCTGCGCTGGTTGGTGGTCAGGGTTGTCGCTTGCGTACCGGTGAACGCGATCGGGTAAGATAATTCTTCCACAAACGTTCCGGTAAAGAACGAGACGGTGCCCGCTTCCCAGCATCCGATAGTTGTCGGGTTGACCGCCGCCCCGCCTGTTCCTACGTTAATTCCCGTGGTCCCGGAGCCATCGACATAAATGGCAGAGCTTCCGGCAGAACTGCTAAATATCGCCTGAAACGAATGCCACGCACTGTCGGATGCGGTAAAATCAACCACAGTGCCATTATACATGAACCATGTATTTGTGCTGGACTCCGCGCCGAAACCGTTCCCACCGCCAGTTGAAAATGTATAGCCTTGACTCGTGAATGCGCCTGTTCGCTTGGCTACCGCTGAAATCGTAAATGGTAAAAATGGAACAACGGTGTTCGCGATGCTATAGCACTGCGATGAGCTACCCAAAAATGTTGCGCACCATAACGTCGAGTTGATGCAGTTCTGAGTCAGAACCGCGCGTTTAGAAATTGTTGCCTGCGATTCGCTGCATGGACCGGCGCATAATGTCGTTATTTGATCATAGATAATCTTGATCGTGCAAGTGACCGATGCGCAACTGCTGCCGCCGATGGTGATGCTGGACGGCAGGCTCCCGGTCGTCGCGTCCGTCAGAACGTCTGAACACGTTACGTCGCTGACATTGCAGACATTGATCGAGGCGTTGCCGCGTACCGCCGCGCTGCACGCCCGCAATGACCAGCACGGCGTTGATGCGTTGGAGACGGCATCGAGCGGGCCGGTGTAAGTTCCGCCACTGCTTGGCAACGGACTGCCGCAGAAACCGGCCGCGCAACCATTAAATTGCGCATGGGACCGCTCATCAAGGCACAGCCACGCCAGCGCGACGGTCAGAAAGCCGGCGAGCGCAAGGCGCCAGATCATGTCAGGTCGTTTCCGATGACATAGAAGTCGCAGGTCGCCGCGCTCCCAGTTCCGGTCGTCAGAGAGAGGTATAGCGTATTGACGGTTTGCCGCGTCGTGGCGATATTCGCGGCCATCGTCAGCGCCAGCACGACACTTGATCCGCTTAAAGCCGTGTAAGCCTGCGCGGCCGCGACGAGGGCCGTGCCGCCCTTACTCGTCGCTGGATACACCCCTCCAGCGGCCAGCGTGAACGTGCCCGAGCAGTTCGTGGCCAGCATGGATATCGGTACCCACGCCGTTATCGACGATGGGATAGTGCATGCTTGGTCGGTTGTGATGTTGAAGTTTGCCGCGCGGATCGAGCAGAGCACGCGGTTCACACCAATGTGCAAATTGGAAACGGTACACGCTGGGTAAGTTCCGGTTAGATCGCCGGAACAGACCGAGGTTGTACCACCAGGACCAAATTGGGCGTAGGAGGCAAAGGGGTATACTGCCAGTACGAATACGAGTAAGAGTCGGATCAACATTGCTGTCACCAGTTCGTGCAGGAAATCTTATGGCCAGTCGTCGCCGCCACGACCGAGACCGCGTGGTTTACGCCAAAACCAAGTGGAGTCGTATAGCTTGCTAATCCAGCGAACGTCGTCGCGGTAGGTGCCGCTAGCGGGTATGATCCCGCTGTGTTAGGTGACGCAGTCCCAGTAAACGATATCCATATAGGCTCGCCTGAACCAGAAGATGGATCGATATTAGCGGTAGTGAAACCATGAAGCGATGTAGTGGCGCTGATAATATTCTGCGCCGTACCGCCAGTTGTTAGAGAGATCGAGCAATCGGTCGGCGTGACGTTCGGCGAGCCGAAGATAGCGCCAATGACGTTCGCACCAGGCTGGATCGGACCGTTGATACCATTGGCCGCAGCCTTATCCGTCGCGATTAATGAACAACCAGTTGAAGTTGCTGGTAAAGTACAGGGTGCGTCAGTTGGATTGCCTAAAGCCGTAGCAACAGAAATCACCTGTGTGGTAGGAACAATTGGAAGTGAGGGACCAATCGTCACACCACCGACTTGGTAGACATTGACAGAGGTTGTTGAGGAGGATGAACCACTACAGCCGACGGTGCAGTTAACTACCCAAGGAGAGGTGACTTGGGTTACGGGGGTAACAGTGGCTGGACTAGTGGCGATTGTACCAGAGATGGTAGCAGTGGCTGAGACGGTAGCGTTGACGCAGAGTTTGCCGGTTGTATCAGTGACGAGGTAGCCGGGATTGGTTGTTATTAGCGTACCGACACCGCAACTGGTAACAACTTGCGCCCCAATAACCACCACCCCCGCGGGTGGGGGCATAGTGAAGTTCGATTGCGCGTAGGCCGAGGTTAGGCTCAGCCAAAACCATAATCCCAGCCAGAGTTTGCGCATTAGGGGATTCCTTTAGCGATCGGGGAGTTGGGTGCTATGCGTTTGAACTGTTGGAGGAAAGCTGCGGAAAGGGCAGGGTTGCCGTCGCGCTGTGAGAGGATCGCGGCGCCGAAGGTCAGGTCGGCGGACCAGGGGTCGTTGAGGAGGGATTGGAGTTCGTCGGACAAGGAGCCATTACGCATCAGCGCCACGTATCCCGGTGAGGTTCGGATGTAGCGGTTGTAGGGGAAGACCTTCGCGGCTTGAGAGAAGTCCCCCTGTCGAAGCAATTGATCTGCCCAAGTGGCGGAAGCTCCAAGCCAGAACGCGACCACGGCAACAAGCGCCCAGCGCAACCATCCCAATAATCCCCTCCGTTGGGATGCGGATTGGGAAAGAGAAGAAGGCGATGGATAGGAAGGCGGCCAGCGGGTAACGGAGGGGAGAAGAGCCCAAAATCCCCCAGATGAGAAGTGTAAAGAGTGGGATGGCCCCCAGTCCAAACTCGAAAAGGAGTTCGAGGTAGTCATTGTGTGCGGACTCCGGTCGGGTGAGCATGGTATCGGTGTGGGTGGCGAATTCGGGATAGAGGGCCATGAAGGAACCGGGTCCGTGGCCGAATAGGACCAAGCCAGAGAGGGTATCTTGCCACATGGCGAAGCGGAGACCTACGTCTCCGTCGGTGAACCTGGAGTAAGCTACCCAGCCAAGCACTCCGAGAAGGGCTAGCGCGCAGACCATAGCAGCGGACCGCTTGGCTTCCCACATCCAAAGGATATAAGCGGCAGCGGCGCCTACGAGGGCGGCTCGAGATTCGATTTGAACAATGGGGATT